AGACCTATAAATCTGAAACCGTTAAGAAAGACGGCAAGGAAAACTTCCTTGAGTTTATCGACCATGTATATCCAGGCTATAAAGTAGGTGAACACCATGAGAAATTGGCTAGAATCTTTGAAGAAATCGCTGCAGGCAAGAAGAAACGTGTTGTCGTTAACATTGCTCCGCGTCATGGCAAATCCGAACTTATCTCCTATCTTGCACCCGCATGGTTTTTGGGTAAGTACCCTCATAAGAAAGTCATTATGGCTTCGCATACGGCTGATCTTGCTGTCAATTTCGGTCGTAGAGTTAGGAATCTCGTGGGTTCAGACCCTTATAAAGAAATATTTCCAGCGGTAGAACTGCAAGCTGATAGTAAATCGGCATCTAGATGGGGGACAAACTTTAATGGAGAGTATTTTGCTATTGGTGTTGGCGGTGCTTTGGCTGGTCGTGGTGCAGATCTATTTATCATTGACGACCCTCACTCTGAGCAAGACGCTAAGCAGGGCAGAGCTGACGTTTTTCTACCAGCTTGGGAGTGGTTTCAATCTGGTCCTATTCAGCGTCTTATGCCTGGCGGGGCTATTATTGTCGTGATGACCCGTTGGTCAAAGCTTGATTTGACAGGACAAATTGTCAATCATATGGTCAAAAATGAGGATGCAGAAGACTGGGAAATAGTAGATTTTCCTGCAATTATGCCTTCAGGTAAACCGCTTTGGCCCGAATTCTGGTCTCTTGAAGAGCTATTAGCAAAAAAGGCTTCTTTGGATGTGCGGTACTGGAATGCCCAGTATTTACAACAACCTACCTCAGAAGAAGGCGCTTTAATTAAGCGGGAATGGTGGCAGATTTGGGAAAAAGACGACCCACCCATGTGCGAATTTGTCATTATGTCTTTAGATGCGGCTCAGGAGGCAAACAATCGTGCGGACTACAATGCGCTCACAACGTGGGGTGTCTTCTTCAATGAGGAGACGAACAACTACAACATTATCCTTCTCAATTCCATTAAAAAACGGATGGAGTTCCCAGACCTCAAAAAGCTTGTACTTGAAGAGTATAAGGAATGGGAGCCAGATGCGTTTATGGTTGAAAAGAAGTCCAATGGGGCGGCTCTCTACCAAGAATTACGGCGCATGGGCGTACCAGTCGGGGAATTCACACCTGGCAAAGGTCAAGACAAAATCTCTCGTGTTAATGCTGTATCAGATTTGTTCTCGGCAGGGATTGTCTGGGCGCCAGAGCATCGGTGGGCGAAGGAAGTAATTGAGGAGTGTAACGATTTTCCTAGCGGAGCGAATGACGATTTGGTAGACTCAACAACATTAGCCTTATTACGATTTAGGCAAGGTGGATTTATTCGTCTGCCCAGTGACGAACCAGAAGATGATTTTTTATATAAATACGGCAGAAGAAAAGCTGCGTATTACTAAGGATAGATTATGTCAATTGAAAAAGCCCTGTATCAAGCCCCTGTCGGACTCGACTCTATTGTTGAAGAAGAGCCTATTGAGATTGAGATTGAAGACCCAGAATCAGTAACCATCGGCATTGGTGGGATGGAGATTGAGATTGAGCCAAGAAAAGAATCAGCAGAAGACTTTGACGCAAACCTTGCAGAGTACATGAGTGAGGGGGAGTTAACAGAGATTGCTGGTGATTTATTAGGCGAGTTTGACGATGACATCTCTGCCCGTAAAGATTGGATTCAGACCTATGTAGACGGACTTGAGCTACTAGGTATGAAGATTGAAGAACGGACAGAACCTTGGGAAGGTGCTTGTGGTGTATACCACCCACTGCTTTCTGAGGCACTTGTAAAATTTCAGTCTGAGACCATTATGGAGACGTTCCCAGCCGCTGGTCCAGTTAAGACTGTAATTATTGGTAAAGAGTCTCCTGAGATTAAAGATGCGGCTCAGCGTGTCCAAGATGACATGAATTATCAGTTAACAGATGTGATGCAGGAATACAGACCTGAACATGAAAGAATGATATGGGGCTTGGGTCTAGCGGGTAATGCATTTAAGAAAGTGTATTACGACCCACACATGGAGCGTCAAGTATCCATGTTTATTCCAGCAGAAGACATCGTAGTTCCATACGGCGCTTCTAACCTACAAAGTTCCCCACGCGTGACCCATGTGATGCGTAAGACAGAAAATGAGGTTAAACGGCTGCAGTTTGCTGGCTTTTATAGAGACGTAGACCTTCAAACCCCTAGTGGGGCTTTGGATGAAGTAGAGAAGAAAATTGCGGAAAAGATGGGCTTTAGAGCTACATCGGATGACCGCTACAAACTCCTTGAGATGCATGTAGACCTTGATCTCCCAGGATACGAAGATAAAGAAGATGGAAAAGAGACAGGTATTGCACTACCGTATGTCGTGACCATCGAGAAGGGTACACAGACTGTTCTGTCTATCCGTAGAAATTGGAGACCAGAAGATGAAACCAAGCAAAAGAGGCAGCACTTTGTACATTATGGTTATGTGCCTGGTTTTGGTTTTTATTGCTTCGGGCTTATTCATTTGGTTGGCGCCTTTGCTAAGTCGGGTACTTCTCTTATCAGACAACTCGTTGATGCAGGGACATTATCAAATCTGCCAGGTGGCTTTAAGACCCGTGGCTTGCGGGTCAAGGGTGACGACACCCCGATAAGTCCAGGAGAGTTCCGTGACGTTGACGTACCAAGCGGAGCAATCAAAGACAACTTAATGACCCTGCCATACAAGGAACCATCACAAGTCCTCTATTCTCTTTTAGGCACAATTGTCGAAGAAGGCAGACGCTTTGCATCGGCAGGGGATATGAAGGTTAGTGATATGAGCGCACAGGCTCCTGTGGGGACGACTCTAGCAATTTTGGAGAGAACCCTGAAAGTCATGAGTGCGGTTCAGTCAAGGGTTCACTATTCGATGAAGCAAGAGTTGCGGTTACTGAAGGAAATAATCCGTGACTACACACCTGATGAGTACAGCTATGTTCCAGAAGAGGGTACACCCAGAGCCAAAAAGTCGGACTATGACATGGTGGACGTTATTCCAGTCAGTGATCCTAATGCAGCTACGATGGCGCAGAAGATCGTACAGTACCAAGCAGTTCTCCAGTTGGCACAAGGGGCGCCGCAGATTTATAACCTGCCGCAGTTACACCGCCAGATGCTCGATGTCCTCGGCATCAGGAATGCCCAGAAACTTATACCGTTACAGGAAGATCAGAAACCGCGTGATCCGATTTCGGAGAATATGGATGCGTTGATTGGTAAACCGCTAAAAGCCTTTGCGTACCAAGACCACGATGCGCATTTGATGGCTCACAACAGCTTCTTGCAAGACCCACTGACTCAACAAGTAATTGGTCAAAACCCCATGGCGCAGCAGATTGCGGCGTCATTGCAGGCACACATTGCGGAGCATTTTGGCTTTAAGTATCGTCAGCTTATTGAGCAGCAAGTCGGTGGACCGATACCGTACCTCAAGGATGATGAGGAGACCTTGCCACAAGAGTATGAGATTCAGCTGTCTAGGTTGGTGGCTCAGGCTTCTCAGCAGTTGTTACAACAGAACCAGGCTCAAGCTGCGCAACAACAAGCTCAGCAACAGATGCAAGATCCGATTATCCAGATGCAGATGCAAGAACTTGAGCTTAAGGCAAAAGAACTTGAGCGCAAACTGCAAAAAGACCAGACGGATGCGGCTCTCAGACAAGAGCAACTTGACATTGACCGTGAGCGGGTAATGATTCAAGGCGAGCTAGAAGGTACAAAGCTTGGAGCTAAGCTGGCTAAAGAACGGGATGACGCTGATAGAAAAGAGCAGTTAGAAGGCACAAGACTCGGTGTTGATATGGCGCATAAGAAAGACCAGATTGATACCCAGAAAGGGCAAATAGCTGCACAGCTAATAGCGGCTCAGATGAATGCGGCTAAACAAAAAAAGGATAACAAATGACAGGGTTAGACCTACTAGGTAAACAGTTAGACGAGAAGGCTGAGCAGTTAAAGAGTGCTGTGGTGGTTGGCAATATGGACCACATCCAGTACCAAAGAGTTTGCGGTGAGATTAGAGGTCTGCTCATTGCAAAGGGTTACGTATTAGACCTCAAAGACAAACTGGAGAATACGGATGAGTGAAACAATCGACTTAAATAAGGCGGTGGATTTGGCGCAGCTGCTTGATAAGTCAAACGAGCAAAAGGCAACACAACTACCTAAACCCTCTGGATACCGCATTTTATGTGCTATCCCTGAAGTGGAAAAGGAACACGATGGTGGAATTCTGAAAGCTGATGAGACGCTTAGGTTTGACGAACTTCTAACAACGGTGTTGTTTGTAGTAGACCTAGGTCCAGATTGCTATAAAGACCCAGCAAGGTTTCCAACGGGAGCTTGGTGTAATAAGGGTGATTTTGTCCTTGTAAGACCAAATGCTGGTACTCGGTTAGTTATTCATGGGCGGGAGTTTCGCATCATCAATGATGATTCCGTAGAAGGTGTAGTTGACGATCCACGCGGCATTAAACGTAAATAAGGAGCAAACGATATGGAAAACTATAAGTTTCCCGATGAATTAGACGAAGTAAAAGATGAGGGTAAACCCGTAGAAGAGGAAGTAGAAGCTAAGGGTAAACCCGAAGAGGACAAACTTGAAATTGAGATTGAAGACGATACCCCTGTTGAAGATAGAGGTCGTAGAGCTTCAAAACCTGATTTTGTCGAAAAAGTCGAAAAAGACGAATTAGACCAATATTCCCAAGAAGCACGAAGCAAAATTGATGCTTTTAGGAAGTTTTACCACGATGAGCGTAGAGAAAAAGAAAGGGCGCTGCGGGAGCAACAAGAGGCAGTAACCCTAGCTAAAAACCTCTACGAAGAGATAAAACAGCTTAAAGGCAGAGTAAATTCCAGTGACGAAGCGGCAGTTAACTCCTTTAAAACGAGTGCCGAGCAGGAATTGATGATGGCTAAGAAGGAATATAAAGAAGCCTATGACGCTGGAGATTCCGAAAAACTAGTCGAAGCACAGGATAAATTAACCACTGCTAAGATGAAAATTGAGAAGGCTTCTAGCTACGCTGAAAATATAAATCAGCGAAGGGCTTTACAAGAGCAAGAAAATGAAGTAAAAATACCACAACAGACGGAAGCAGCGCCTGTCCGTGACCAAAAAGCTTCGGCTTGGCAAGAGCGTAACTCTTGGTTTGGTCAAGATGACGAAATGACAAGCCTAGCCTTAGGGCTTCACGAGAAGCTTGTCAAAGAAAACGGGCTAGCATATGCGACTACTGACGAGTACTACAAGCGCATAGACGAAACTATGCGTAGGCGTTTCCCTGAGAATTTCGAGGGGGAGAAAGTTGACGATGAAAAAAGTACACCTCGGTTAAAACCGAGTACGGTAGTTGCACCTGCGAGTCGAAGTACATCTTCTAAGAAAATCAAGCTAAATACGTCCCAGCTTGCGATAGCGAAGAAGTTAGGTTTGACCCCAGAGCAATATGCCCGTGAACTTATAAAAATGGAGGCCTAATATGGCTAACAACAGAATTACTCGTGAAGTAGATACCAGAGAAATCAGTGAGCGTCCTAAGCAGTGGGCGCCAGCGGAGCTTCTCCCTGAGCCAGATAAACAGGCTGGGTATAAGTATCGTTGGATTCGTACTTCAACGCTGAATCAGGCGGATCCCCGCAATCTCTCTGGG